GAGTTGCACCAATTGACCTATACAAAATGCTACGTGACCCTCAACAATGGTCTGGTGGCAAGTCACCCTTTACTTACTTTGCAATGCCTGCCGTACTTCAGTTTGACGAGAAGCCTGATAACTGGAAGACGCTGTGGCCTAAGACCACAATGCAGGAGAACGAGATTGATGAGCCTGATGACAATGGACTTTATCCGAAATGGGATGGACCCTCGCTTTTTACGCGCCGCTCTGAGGTGGCAGCATCTGTCTGGGCTATGGTCTACCAGCAAGAAGACGTCCAGTCCGATTCTATATTCTCGCCAACAGCAGTTGCAGGATGTGTTAACGGTATGCGAAAGCGTGGACCGCTTAAACCTGGTACTCCAGGGCACCCGCAAAGAGCAGGCTCAACCTACACAGTAATTGGCTTTGACCCTGCCGTATCTGGCCGTTCAGCATTTGTAGCCGTAACTCTTAACCGCGACGATAGTACAATCTATGTACTTGACTGCGTTAACATGGCAGACCCTACTCCTCAGAAGGAGAACGCTCTGATTCGTGAGTGGGTCGAGAAGTATAGTCCTCAAGAGTTTCGTGTAGAAATTAACGCACACCAGAAGTACTACGCTATGGACACTGACCTGCGTAACTATCTGGCTACCTACGGCTGCCAGTTAAACTCACACTTTACTGGTAAGAACAAGTGGGACACATCTTTCGGTGTAGCATCTATGTCTAGCCTTTTCGGTACTATACATGATGGTCGCTACCAAGACAACGGTCTAATCGAACTACCAAGCAACGAAGGCTCAGAGGGACTCAAGTCCCTCGTACAGCAACTCATTACCTGGAAGCCAGATACTAAGAACCCAACTGACTGCGTGATGGCTTTATGGTTTGCTATCATTCGCATCCGCGAATTAATGCAACAAGGCAGCAAGGTTGGTCAGTTCCAAAATAATCGCTGGGCAACCAGATACCAAAAGCAAAGCAGAATGTCATTGAACTTAGACGAAGCATTCGCTGAGCAATGGCAAGAAACTTATAGTTAGGATAACAATGGCATTATCAATCGAACAAGTTGCGGCGAGAGTCGAGAACCTTCGCTTCCGCAACGCTGAACGCGACGGTCGCAACCTCGACGTTCTTTCGGTCCGCAAGGGTAACATTGCATCTGTCTATCCTGACTTCTTTCCAGATGGTGTAGATGCTAACGTAGTTGCAAACTTTATTGACGTTGTCGCAAGTGACCTGTCAGAAGTTATGGCACCACTACCTGCGGTCAACTGTTCGGCTGCCAACTCTGTTTCAGATAGAGCACGTCAGTTTGCTGACAAGCGCACACGTATCGCCTCTAATTATTTTTCACACTCTGACCTTGCAGTACATATGTACCAAGGTGCAGACTGGTATATCACTTACGGTTTCCTCCCATTCTTTATTGAAATGGATGAGGAAGCAAAGTTGCCGCGCATCCGCCTAGAAAACCCTGTGGGTGCTTACCCAGAATTCGACCGCTACGGACGCTGCATTGCCTTTGCAAAACGCTACATGACTTCTTTGGCTGAGTTAGTCGCATTATATCCTGAGTACGAGTACTCCTTGTTAGGTGGCTTTGGCTACAAGCAAGACTTAAATACTCAGGTTGAAATGATTCGTTACTACGACAAAGACCAATCAATCATCTATATCCCTACAAAGAATAACTTAGTACTATCAAGTGCTAAGAATCCATTAGGTAAGATGATGGTTGTAGTAGCACGTAAGCCATCCATCGATGACGAACTACGTGGACAGTTTGACGACGTCCTTGGTATCCAGTTGCTTCGCAATCGCTTTGCATTACTTGCAATGGAAGCTGCAGAGAAATCTGTACAAGCTCCTATTGTACTTCCACAAGATGTACAAGAGTTGCAGCTTGGCGGCGACGCTGTTATTCGTACATCCAACCCAGCAGGCGTACGTCGTGTAGAACTTAATATTCCACCAGGTGCATTTACTGAGCAGAACTTGCTTGGTCAAGAATTGCGTGTTGGTACACGTTATCCTGAATCACGTACAGGAAACATCAGCGCATCAGTTGTTACTGGTCAAGGTGTGCAGGCTCTTATGGGGGCCTTTGATACACAGGTTAAGTCAGCACAAGCAATCTTTGCATCAGCGTTGCGCGATGTAATCCAACTTTGTTTCCAAGTTGATGAAATAATTTTTCCAGATGAAAAGACAATCCGTGGTGTAGACTCAGGTTCACCATACGAAATTACATACAACCCTAAGAAGGACATCAAGGGCGACTACTCAGCCGATGTTCGTTACGGCATGTTGGCGGGACTTAATCCTGCACAGGGACTTATCTTTATGTTGCAAGCACTTGGTGGTGGACTCATCTCCAAAGATATGGCAATGCGTGAATTACCGTTCACAGTTAACGTAACCCAAGAAGTAGAAAAGATTGAAATCGAGAGTATGCGAGCATCGCTTCTCGGTTCCATTACTGCACTCTCTCAAGCGATACCACAGATGGCAATGCAAGGCCAGGACGCTTCTGAAGTTGTGCGACAGATTGCGGCTGTCATTAAGGCACGCCAAAAGGGACAGGCACTAGAGGACGTCATTGAAGAAGTCTTTACGCCACAGCCGCAACCAGTTCCTCCTGCTGGGGCCCAACAAGCGGTTGAGCAACCGTCCCCTGTTCCCGCTGGCGTTCCAGCAGGAGGCGCTACACCTGAAATTGAACAGGCCCCGCCAGACATTATGAGCTTACTATCAGGTATTACTGGTGGTGGGAAGCCAACAGCAAGCGTTCGTTCAACGCGACGCATATAATCTAGGAGGGGACAATGACTACGATTATTGGTGTTCAGCACGAAGACAAATGTGTAATCGTAGCAGACAGTCGAATCAACGCTGCTGGTAAAGTTTATACTCATCCCGACATGACAAAGGCAGTTGAACGTGGAAGTTATATTATTTCTGGTGCTGGTAACTATCGTAGTTTACAAGTGGTACTCCACGGGTGGACGCCTCCACTAGTTACAGTAAAGGCTAAAACAAACTTATACGAGTTTGCAATTAACAAAGTAGTGCCCTCGCTTAAGGCGGCACTTACTGAAGCAGGTGTAGACTTTAACAAAACGTCAGATGATGACGATAACAAATTTGAATTAAGTCTTTTACTAGGAATTAATGGAACTATCTTCGAGATAGATTCTGATTTTTCAGTTGGGATGAACAGCACAGGATTTTATGGTATTGGTTCTGGTGGTGATTTTGCAGTTGGAGCACTACACGCAGGAACTACAATGCTAGATGCAATGAGAATTGCAGCAGTTAATAATAACGAGACGGCTCCGCCGTTTCATATCTTTGAACAATTTACTAAGTAGGAGGAACTATGGCAGTACAAGGTGGATATCGCAAGCCAGGTAAGCCTGCTCCAGTTTCAGGTCCAGGTGCATTATCACGTCGTACTGACGGTCGAGTTGCTGAAGGATTTGCGTACGGCATGAATAAGCAAATTAATGAACAAGCAGCTGGTGCTCCTATGGCTAAAGCTCCATCACCAATGGCAGCACGTTCAATGAATGTTGCTCCTGAACTTCCTCCAGTGACTCCTCTTTTTGCTGAATCAGGTCCTGAAGATTTAATTACATCTGGTATTGACGTAGGACCAGGTCCTGGTTCAGAAGCTTTGATGCTTCCAAGCATGAATAATAATTCAGCTGAGTTTAATAAAAGCATTTCTTCTTACTACCCAGTTTTAAATTACATTGCATCTCGTCCAAACACATCACCTGAAACAAGACGAGCTTTGGCATTGTTAATGAACGAGGTGCAATGAACATTTGGAACCGCATTGGTGACCTTGCAAAAGGAACCAGGGACTGGGGTCTAGATGTTGCTTTAGGATTTCCTCCTGTCGCTGCAGCTAAGTGGGCATGGGATGTCGGCACAGCCCCTTTAAATGATAGAGAAGAATTTAATGGTTTTCTTAGTACGCTAAAGCAAGCAACAGTTGACTTTGGTAAGAACGTTGCTCGTCCAATTGGCGGAGTCATTGCTGCAGTTGAAGCAACTAATCGCAACTTAATTCGTGAACCACTTTCTGCTGTCACATTATTTGCTCAACGCGACCCAGATATGGGCATCAGCGATTCATGGAAAAAAGCATGGGAAGCGCGTAACGAGATTTCTTTTGGCCAGGCACTTACAACACAGTTTGGTCAGGCTCTTGGACAGATTCTACCAGATGACTTAACTCCAAAGTTTATGGATTCTGACTTTGACATCTATGATGACAACCAGCGCGAACAAGCTTTCAATGATAGTCTTATGGGTAAACTTACCTCTGGTACTATTGATACAATAACACAGTTTGCTGGCGATGTATCTATTGTCGGTGGTAAACTAATCGCGAGCAAGCGTGCTGCAGATTCTGCAAAGGATGCAATCCTTGCACTTCGTGAAGTTCGCTCAGGTATTCCAACAACAAATAAGTTGGCGGAAAAGTACTCTAGACTTGCAGATGATTTTGCAAACAATGATATTGTCTGGGCGCAGAACCACCCTTGGATTAAGGGTAGCAGTAACGAAGCAACAACTTCTTATTTGCTTGGCATCTCTGCAACAAAAGAAGAAGCAATCAATACAATGCTTGCAGTCATGGGAGACAAGAGCGGTATTGAAGTTCTTAGAGAATTAAAGCGTCCAGATATTGCTGAACCTTTACGTATCGCAAATGGCGAAATTACAACAAGTGATTTAAAGGTACTTCTTAACGAAGAAGCAAAATTAATTGATGCAACAACTGACGATATGCTACAGTTTGCACTACGCTCACCTGACGAGATTCAGGCTGACCGCGATTTTATTTCTGCATGGGCTAAGCATGACCGTTACGTAGATACTTTGATTAACATTTCAGATACACCTTCACTTATTGAGGGCGTCGGTGGGTTATCTCAGGCTACTGGTAGATTTATTGCTTCTGCTAAAAGCAGCATATATCATTCAGCAGCAGTTGGTGATGCAAAGATTTCAATGTATCAGCCAACACCGTTCCATAAACTTTATTATTCTGTAACATGGCCGTTCCGCGAGCGTCCATCTGGCGTGGTAAACCTTAACGAGGGTGAATCAATCCGTGAAATTACAGCAGTAACAGACCGTTTAGTAAAATTATCTAAGCCAATTCCTGCAAAGGGTGCTGCTCTTATTACACGTACACAGATAGGTACATTTACGCCTGCGGATGCAATGTCATATATCCAGCGATACGCAGGAGCGGGCACTCCAGAAGCACGCGCTCGCGTAGTTAATGAACTTGAAGAGACTGGTTATAGAATTGTTGCTGCAAAGCATGGACTTGCTCCAGAAGATGCAGAAGAACTTTTTAATTACCACGTAAAATTACGTACAGGAAGAATGACTGAGTCTAAAGAAGATGGATTTATCTTCGATAAAGAACTTAATCAAATGATTAAGGTGCCATTGTTTGAATCTCAGACAGCAAACTTTTTGCCGATTGCAGATTTTGACACTATTGACGCAGTTATCCAACGCAACAAGAGCGCAATCCGTGCAGTTTCTGGTAGTGCTAAAGATGTTATAAGCGTAACTAACGATTTATGGAAGGCTGCAGTTCTTCTGCGTCTTGGATACCCTATTCGTAACGCTGTTGACTCTCAACTTCGTATCTGGTCTACAGTAGGAGCAATGGCTTCACTACGTCACGCTGGCGAAGGTGCAAAGAATTTAATTGACAACGCTTCAGTTGCAAAGCAACGCCTAGTTGACAATTACAATACAGCTGGCAAGCTAGATTACAAGACTGTTAAAGATGAACTTCAAAAGAATGGTGCAGAAATTGCACGTTTGACA